TTGGTGATACAGGAAGAGTATAATGAATATTATTAAAGCATCAGCTAATCAAATTTCTTTAACAACTGCTAATACAGTTTATAGTTCGCCTATTGTTTACATCAGTGCTACAACTGCAGCTTTGATAACTGTTGCTTCTAATACAGGAACAACACTAGGAACTTTTACTATTCCAGCTAACCAATATCTTTTTGTATCTAAGAACCCAACAGATACTATAGCTTCTAACGTAGCAGTTTTTGCTACTTCTTCCGCTTACAGAGGATAAAATGAAACTTATTACGGAATTAACAGAAAACGTTCAGTACATTACTGAAGCCAACGAAAAAACTGGCAAAAAGGAAATGTACATTGAAGGTATTTTTCTTCAGGCAGAAATTAAAAACCGTAATGGTCGTATGTATCCAATCAACGTTCTTGAAAGCGAAGTTAAGCGTTATATGACAGAAGTTGTTGGACACAATCGCGCTTACGGTGAATTAGGTCATCCAGCTGGTCCTTCTATCAATCTTGATCGTGTGTCTCACATTATCACTGAATTAAAAAGAGACAAGAACAACTTTATTGGTAAGGCTAAAATCACTGAAACTCCAATGGGTAATATTGCTCGTGGCATTATGGAGTCGGGTGGTCAGCTCGGCGTTTCTTCTAGAGCCATGGGCTCTCTTAAAGAGGAACGTGGTGTTATGGTAGTTCAGAGCGATCTTAAACTTTCTACAGCAGCTGATATTGTTGCCGATCCTTCAGCACCAGACGCTTTCGTTAAGGGCATTATGGAAAATGTGGAATGGTTTTACGACGAAAGAAATGGTGTTTGGTTGCAAGAAAAAGTTGAGAACATCAAACATAAAGCTAAAAAGCTATCTTCTAAACAATTAGAAGAACAAAGATTGGCTATTTTTGAAGAGTTTTTATCTTCTTTAGCCTCAAAAAACAAATTAATATAAATATTGTAAATTCTTTAAAGGAGACTTTTCTAATGGCTAACAAAAAAGTAATTAATGAGCTAGAAGACGATTTCGTTGATCAAGTCGACGCGTCTGAAGCTGATGGTGACCTTGACGAAGAAACTCTTGCTGCTAGCACATTGAAGCCAGGAGCAAAGTCTGTCGATGCTGGTCCCAAGTCAAAGCTTTCAGCACTAAGTACAATTATGTCAGCTGCAGGTGGTATGTCACACGACGATTTGAATCACTTCGCTGCTACTATGGCACAATTCGCTGCTGGTAAAGATTATGGTGTTGGCGACAATTCAAAGAAAAATGCTGCAACTGTAGCAATGAAGGGCAAGGTTAATGTTAAGGAAGACATTGAAGAAATGTTCGCCGGACAAGACCTTTCAGAAGAATTCAAGGAAAACGTTTCTACGCTTTTCGAAGCAGCTGTTTCAGCTCGCTTGACTCTAGAAACTGCTCGTCTAGAAGAACAATATGAAGTTGCGCTACAAGAAGAACTTTATGCATTCCAGGAAGAAACAAACAGCAAACTAGACGCTTATCTAGAATATGTTGCTGAAGAATGGATGAAGAACAACGAAGTAGCTATTGAATCAACTCTTCGCAATGAACTCACTGAACAGTTCATGGAAGGTTTGAAGAATCTTTTCACTGAGCACTTTATTGATATTCCTCAGGAAAAGGTTGATGTTCTAGAAGCTTTGGCTGATAAGGTAGAAGCTTTGGAACTAAAGCTCGACGAAGTAATCGTAGAAAACGTCGAATTAAGGGGTGTTCTAGCTGAAGAATCTGCTAAGAATATCTTTGAAGAACTTGCTTCTGATCTCGCACTAACACAACAGGACAAGTTCGCAGCTCTTGCTGAAGGTATTGAATTTGATGGCAATCTCGGAACTTATGAAAAGAAGTTGAGAATCGTCAAGGAAAATTATTTCGGCGTTGAAAAGTCTTCATATTCTTCTAACATTGAAGAAGAAACATTCGAAGGCGAAGTGTCTCATAGCGTAAACATTGACCCACAGGTTAATCGTTACGTTCAGGCTCTCGCAAGAACCGTTAAAAAGTAATTTATTATAAATAAAAATTGAATCCTAGTTTAAAGAAAGGAAACTTAAATGTATCTAGCTGAGGAAATTCAAAACAAGTGGTCTCCTGTCCTTGACCATGACGCTCTTGGCGTCATCAAGGATCAGCACCGCCGTTCCGTAACTGCAATGATGCTTGAGAACACTGAGCGTGCTCTCACTGAATCATCTGCACACGGTCAGTACCAAACTCTTAACGAAACATCATCAACTACTCCAGTAAACTTCATGGGCGGTTCAAGCTCAACTGCAGGTTCTGGTGGTATTGATACTTTCGACCCAGTTCTTATCTCTCTCGTTCGCCGTGCAATGCCTAACCTTATGGCTTATGACATCTGCGGCGTTCAGCCAATGACTGGACCAACTGGTCTTATTTTCGCAATGCGTTCGCGTTATGCTAACCAGACTGGTGGCGCTGTTGGCACTGACGGTCGTTCTGCTGGCAACACTGCTTCTAACGAAACATTCTACAACGAAGTAAACACTGCATTCACTGGTGCTGGTGGTCTTACTGGCGTTAACTCAAATACATTCGGTCTTGGTTTCAAGGGAACTATCCCAGGTGCAACTAACACTTCACCACTAACTGCTACCAACACTTATAACACTGGTGCTGGTATGACCCGTACACAGGGCGAAGCTCTTGGTGTTGATAACGGTAACACTTTCCCAGAAATGGCTTTCACAATCGAAAAGGTTGCTGTAGAAGCTAAGACTCGTGCACTCAAGGCTGAGTACACTATGGAACTTGCTCAGGATCTTAAGGCTATCCACGGTCTTGATGCTGAAACTGAACTTGCTAACATTCTTTCGGCTGAAATTCTTGCAGAAATCAACCGTGAAGTTGTTCGTACTATCAACATCACTGCTGTTCTCGGCGCTCAGGAAAATACAACTACTGCTGGTGTATTCGATCTTGACACTGACTCAAACGGTCGTTGGTCAGTAGAAAAGTTCAAGGGCTTGATGTTCCAGCTAGAGCGTGAAGCTAACCAGATTGCTAAGCAGACTCGTCGCGGTAAGGGTAACATCGTTATCTGTTCTTCAGACGTTGCTTCTGCTCTACAGATGGCTGGTGTTCTTGACTACGCTCCTGCTCTTAACTCAAACAACCTACAGGTTGACGATACTGGTAACACTTTCGCTGGTGTTCTTAACGGTCGTCTCCGTGTTTACATCGACCCATACGCAATCGGTGGTAACTACTTAACTGTTGGTTATAAGGGTTCTTCAGCTTTCGATGCTGGCTTGTTCTATTGCCCATACGTTCCTCTACAGATGGTACGTGCAGTTGACCAGTCAACATTCCAGCCAAAGATCGGCTTCAAGACTCGTTACGGCATGGTTGCAAACCCATTCGCTGAAATCACTGGTACTACTCCAGTAGTTGGTCTTGGACGTCTTGGTGTAAACTCTAACGTTTACTACCGTAAGGTTATCGTTAACAATCTTATGTAATTTTTTAATAAAGACCCATTTTTAATTGGGCTTAAGACTAAGGGGAGCTTATTGCTCCCCTTTTTTATTATAAATAATGATAATTGGAGGTTACTATGACTGCTATAGAAAATACACCGGAAAACAAAAACTTTCTTAGTCCATTAAACTTTCGCTTTCAAATTAAGAAAGCGCCTCATGTTAACTTTTTTATTCAACAGGTTAACATACCTTCGATTACATTACCAAGCCCAGAACCAAATAATATATTTGTGAAAACTCCTATCCCTGGAGAGCATCTGACTTACTCAGAACTAAAAATATCATTCAAGGTCGATGAAGATTTGACGAATTATCTAGAAATCCATAACTGGATTAGAGCTCTTGGTAAGCCAGAATCGTTTGAAGAATATAAAGCGATATCTGAAAAACCTTCTTATACTGGTGATGGTATATATTCAGATATATCTGTTTTAGTTCTTTCTAGCAATAAGATGCCAAACTTTGAGATAACTTATGCAGATGCTTATCCAGTTTTCATATCTGACTTAGTGTTTAAAACTACAGATTCAGATATAAGTTATATCACTGCCGAAGCAACTTTCAAATACACTTATTACAAAATATCGAACATATAACTTTACTTTTCGAGGATCTATAGTATAATAATACTATAATTTTTTAGGGAAGTAAAGCATGACTATTGATGAAATTTTAGCTTTATGGGAAGTCGATTCTAATATAGATCCAACCGACTTAGGTGAAGAAGTATTAAAAATATCAAAGTTACATCACAAGTATTTTCAAATCTATACCAAAGAAAAGATGTTGTTAAGAAAACAAGAAAGTGATTTGAAAAAATTAAAGCTTGATAAGTTCGAATTCTATACGCAAGGACCAAACGAGGAAACGCCCAAAAGCTGGAGCTTGCCACCAAAGGGTATTATCTTAAAAGCTGAAATACCTTCATACATGGAAGCTGATAAAGAAATAATAGAGCTTTCTCTTAAGATAGGTTATCAGCAAGAAAAGGTTGATCTGTTAGAGTCTATAATAAAGTCTTTTCAATACAGAGGTTATAACATTAAGTCCGCGATAGAGTGGCATAAATTTACTATGGGAGCATAATGGAAAAAGTTGTAATACATAAACTTGATGAAGTTTACAATAAAATAATTTGTGAACCTAGCACTGGTTACGAATTGAATAGTTACTTCACCTTTGATGTACCAGGTGCCAAGTTTATGCCAGCTGTCCGAAACAAAGTTTGGGATGGTAAAATTCGTTTGTTCAACGCTTTGACTTGCACGTTGTATAGCGGATTAAATAAATATGTTGAAGAGTTTTGTAAAGCAAGAAACTACGAAGTAGAATATGCATATGATAATTCTGATGAAGAATTTTCTCTGAAAGAAGCAAAAGAGTTTTTAGATACATTAAATCTCAAACTTAATCCAAGAGATTATCAATTAGAAGCCTTTGTTCATGCAGTTCGTTGTAGAAGATCTTTACTACTTTCACCAACTGCATCTGGTAAGTCGTTCATAATATACTTACTAACGAGGTACTATAATGCCCGTACTCTTATTATTGTTCCAACTACTTCTCTTGTTAGTCAGCTTGCCAGTGACTTTGCTGATTATGGTTTTAATGCCAATAAGCATGTACATAGAATCTACGCAGGGCAAGATAAACAAACAGATAAACAAATTACCATCTCAACCTGGCAATCGATTTACAAACTTCCTAAAGAATATTTCCAACAATTTGATGTGGTCATAGGCGATGAAGCGCATTTATTTAAAGCTAAGTCACTCACTTCTATTCTTAGCAAGCTGGATACTTGCAAGTATCGTTTTGGTTTTACTGGCACCTTGGATGGCTCTCAAACTCACAAGCTTGTTCTTGAAGGACTCTTCGGACCCGTTAGAAGAGTTACAACAACTGCAGAACTCATTGAACAGAAGCATCTCGCCGACTTCAAAATCAAAGCAATAGTTCTTACATATCCTGACGAAATACGTCAGATGATAGCAAGAGCGAACGATTACCAATCAGAAATGGATTATATCGTTACGCTAAAAGCTCGTAACAATTTCATTAAAAATCTTGCTCTATCATTAGAAGGCAACACACTGTTGTTGTTCCAGTTCGTAGAAAAGCATGGTAAAGTTTTACATGATATGATTAAGAGCGAAGCTGGTAACAAAAAGGTATTTTACGTTTCTGGTGAAGTTGATGGAGACGATAGAGAAAATATACGTAAGATTGTAGAGAACGAAGAAAACTCTATCATTGTTGCTTCTTTCGGAACATTTTCTACTGGTGTAAACATCAAGAACCTTCACAACGTTATATTTGCTTCGCCTTCGAAGTCTCGTGTTAGGAATTTACAGTCTATTGGACGTGGGCTACGTAAGTCAGATACTAAAGACAGTGCAACTCTATACGATATTGCTGATGATATGACATGGAAACAGAAAAAGAATTTTACTTTGCTCCACTTTATGGAACGTATCAAGACATACAACGAAGAGAAGTTTGAATACAAGATCTATAAAGTAGGATTAACAGTCTAATATTTCATTAGCACAAAGTGATTATACTATGTAATTTGAAAAGGTAAAGCTAAAAATGAAGAAAACAGTTAATTACATTAACAACAAGACTCTGTATGGTGCGATGATTCATTACAAAAATGAAGTTCAGAGTGCTGTAGATAATAATAAAAATAAGCCTCAGGTGCCAAGATACATAGGTGAGTCTATAATTCTTATTTGTAATAATTTGGCAAAGAAGCCTAACTTCTCAGGATACACCTACAAAGAAGATATGATCGCTGATGCTATGATTGATTGTATAGCTGCAGTAGATAACTTCAATCCGGATAAGACTAACAACCCTTTTGCTTACTTTACACAGATAGCTTGGAATGCTTTTATCCGAAGGATTCATAAGGAGAAGAAGCAAACTTATATTAAACACAAGAACTTTGAAAACTTGTATCTTATGGATGAACTATACTCCGGAGAAAATGATATCCAACTTGGAAGCAATGAATATTCCTCTGAAGTGGTTAAGTCGTACGAAACTAAGTTGACTAAACCTAAAAAATCAAGTAAACTATCAGGAATAGAAAAATTTTCGGAGACCGTAGATGAAAAATGAACATTTAATACCACCTATAATTTTAGATCTAGCAGAGAAATCTAACTCTCCTATAGTTCGTGAGAATGAAAAAATGAATTATATTTTGAGACTAGAAGCAATTAGAGACTATTGTTCTTTGGTGATTACCAAGCATAACAATAACAAGTCGAATGTCAAGTCTAATATGAGAAAAGTTCCTTGAAAATTGCACTGATAACAGATACCCATTGGGGAGTTCGTAATGATAACTTGGCGTTTCTTAACAACAGTAAGTTGTTCCTTGATAATACTTTTTTTCCTTATTTGGAAAAACATGGAATTCGTAATGTTGTTCACCTTGGGGATCTCGTTGATAGGCGTAAATATATTAACTACAATACTGCAAATCGTCTAAAGGAAGATTTCCTTGATCCACTTTTAGGTAGAAACCTTGAGGTGCATTTGATTGCTGGTAATCATGATACTTACTTTAAAAACACGAATGAGATTAATGCACTTCGTGAACTGGTTTATGGTAAGTATCCTTTTCACATTTATGATCGTTATGCTGAAACAGTAACGTTCGATAACCTTCCTATTCTTTTTATCCCATGGATCTGTGATGACAACAACAAACAAATCTTATCAGCGATTGCGGACAGCAGCACGTCGGTATGCGCAGGTCACCTCGAAATACAAGGTTTCGAGATGTATCGCGGAAGCATCGTATCTCATGGCAGCGACCGTAGCTTATTTGGGCGTTTTGACATGGTTCTTAGTGGTCATTACCATCACCGTTCCACTGATGGTAGTATTTTTTATCTTGGCTCTCATGGCGAGTTTACCTGGTCTGATTATGATGA